GAGATACTTGATTCTTTTCACTAAGCGTCATTTCTGAGAAAGTTTTATCATGATGTTTAGGACGGAAAATACAATCCCATCCAAAAGATTTATCACCTCTTGGAGGTTCGATATAGCCTTTTGTTTCACCTGTAAACAAGTGAACTTTGTCATCTTCATTTGAGCAATAAGCATATATACAAATAGCTGTTGCTCTTTTGTCTTTACCTTGCAAACTATCATAAAGGCCGTCAACGCCTAAAGCGCCCATTACTGACTTAATATAGGGACCAGGATAGCATCTAGGCTCGTGAGCTCTAAAAGACAAACTCACGTCTTCAATGATCACCGGACCATTTACTTGTCGAGCAGCCTCTTTACACTTAGCAATACACACTTCCTCTGAAGATCCTTGTATTTCAGTCAAATCTACGTTAAAACGATGAACAGGGATTGGACAATCATATAAAGATTTAAATTCTTCAAATTTCTTAGAATTGCCAGTTACTAACGTAATTTCTTGAACACGAGCGATTCTACCTTCTCTCACTACTTTCCTACGTCTGGTAGAAGTTGAGGAATCACCTTCTCTAACTACAGGTTTTCTTCTAGTTGAAGTAGAAGAATCACCTTCTTGTTGAACGTCTGGCCATCTTAACTTTTGATTATCACGCAACCACTCATTATAATGAGTCTGATTGGGTGTCAACTCAGGTCTTTCAGAACTAATCTTAAATTCTGAAGGTAAGAAGCGGTGACTCAACAATCTAGTTTTCTCTAACCTATTTATATGAAATTCCATAACTAAAGGATTATATCTATCTAAACTTCTAGGAGCATGAATATTAAAATGATCTATAATTAGTGTCTTAGATTTAGAACATGTAGTACAAATAACATCAAACGTACAACCACAAGAAGATTCTTGGACAATGCTATAGATATCTAAATGTTCATTTACAAGGAATTCTTCAAAGAATCCTCTATATCTTTCATCAAATTCAAGATCATAGACATGGACACATTTTTGACACTT